CATCGGTCAAATCTTCTTTGTCTTCTTCATAGTTGCGCATGTCTAAAATAGTAGCCGCTTCTTCAAGTGCTATTTCGGGCGTAACAGGGTCATCGTGCAGCGTATGCCACCAACCGCCCATAAGCGCACCGAACTGGTCACCTACTGCCCTATCTTCAGTTATAAGCGATACGGCATGCGTAAATAGCTTAATGCTTTTTTGAATATTATCGGCTAAGTTTAACATTCGCGCTTGAAAACGTGGTCCGAAATCTTCGAATATTATTTTATTCTTTAGCTTTTCAACTTCGTTAAATTGCTTCGGGTCAGCTAATTTCTTTAATTCCAAAACACAAAAACGGCGCTTATCAGAATCATTAACTAACTGCGGGTTTATGCTTACAAATAAAAAACAGCTACGCACAAAATAATCGATAGCTTTGCCATCTTTGCCGCCTTTAGCAATAGCGGGCGATTTTTCAGAACTTGCCGCCCTTGCTAAACCTATAATTTCTTGCATACGTTGTGCCGCACGTTCATCATTGCCCTCACCTTCATCAATTGTAACAGGTAGCGCATCTGAATTTAATTTTTGCCTAACCGCTGGTTCTGTTGCCGCCGTGCCCTGTACACTTACTGCAATGTTACCTATAATTTCATTTACAATATTTTCTAAAACCCATGATTTGCCATTGCCGCGCGGTCCTGTTATCCAAATATGAGGACGCCATTTTAAGATACCACTAATCGGTGCTAAGGCTAACCAACCCGATAAAAAGATTGCATCCGCTTTAGTTTGCCAATTTAGCTTGTTAAGAATTTTTGGCAGCATTCCCGCCTCAGTAGCTATTAACGGCGCTTCAATAGGCATATCAATAGCCTTGTTATAAACATAACTATATTTAGTATCTAAGCCGCCTAAATTGTAGCGCTTTTTATCCTGTATAAGCTGTTGCCCTGCATGAAATACAACGCCGTTCTTTTCTTGCCATGCTCCGCGTCCGCGTATGTTTTCAGTATTGTAGAATCCTACATGGTTGCAAAAATTTATTAGATAATCGGCAGCCGTAGTTACATCGTAATTACTATTATCGCGATTAGGAAATGATAGCAGCCAAAATTCTAAAGGCGCAATGCTCAATAAATTCGCCTTGTTTATTGTAGCAGCTTTATACTTTACTATCGACATAGTTGAACGAATGTAGAAATAATAAAGCATTTGCCCATCCTCAATACCCCAACCTAACGGGCGAAAATAGCCACCTATAAAACCTTTTTTATCGGTTTCAGGCGCTGCGGCTGTTGCGCGTTCGGCTTTAGGTTTCTTTGTGTTTTGTTTTGGTTTTTGTTCCCAGTCAATTGGTTTGTCCTGTTTCATTGTCTTATAATTTGCTTACCTACATTAAATTTTTTAATATTTTGCATCAGTTCCCGCACCGTTTCAAAAACATCGTCGGTATCAGCGATAATCGTATTTATCATATTTATGCCTACTTTTATTAGTTCGCGCTGTACATGCTTTTGTATTAGTATCCTTGCATGGTATTCTAAATTTGCAGCACTTGCTACACGATTAGTTAATTCAGCCAAATAAGCAGGACCGCCGCAACGGTATTTTAATTTTTCAGCCACCGTAATTATGTCAACAACTTCAACCGATTGGCAAAGTTCAAAAATTAGTTTGTGATTGTCAAAATAAAAATGTTCAGGGCTTAAAAAATTAACTTTATCGAGGGCGTTATTATCTACTAAGATAGCACCTAAAATAACTTGTTCTAAGTCTTTTGAATGTGGGAATCTTATTTGCTTTTCAAAAAAACTTTGTTCTTTTTCTTCAAGTGCTACTATAATATTTTGCAGCGTTAAAAGTTGCCTTTCTTTTAATTGCCTGTAATTTTGTCGCTTAGTATCGTCTTTTATATAAGCATCCATTTTTAATGCTTCATCTTTAAGTTCTGATAGTAGGCTTTCCGCTTCTGTTGTCATGTGTTATCTTTTTTATAGGTTCTATCATAATATTTTTCAGCATCAATTTGATATAATTTTCCATAATTTGCAGCATCTATTATCTGCTGCTTTTCAATTTCTAAGGCTTGCTGAATTAAATCTTTTTGCCAGTCTGCTATATCAACAAACATTTCATTTACCATCCATTCTACTGCTGTCATATCTCATCTGCTTTAAAGTCTTCATCCACCCAGCGCAAAATATCACCGATACCGCCCGATTTTCTGACTTGTTTAATAAAATTGATTTGTTCTTTTGTAGCTTTTCCGTTAAGGTTTTTTACTTCGAGGGCTGTAAATATAGCAATTTTTTGTCCTACCATATCTTTAGTTATAATTTTTTCAGTCCATCCGATTAAATCAGAACTACCAACACAAAGCCCAAATGTTATTTGTCGCGGCTCAGTTATAATAGGGCGGCTGTTAATTACCGCCCGTTTGCCCTGAAATGCTGTGCCCGTATTATTTCGAAATAAAATGCCGTGTTTACTATGCCGCGCTTGCAGGGCCTTGTATAGGTGTTGTTCTTTCATAATTCGTTTAATTCTTCATTTAATCGATTAAGAAAAGTTTCATTACCATCGTCACCAGCTAAAAACCAATCAACACGGTGCGCATAAACATAAGCCTTTTTAAGGCATTCAATAGCATCTTCTAAACGCTTTAATACTTCGGGTTCAAATGTTTCATAAGTGCCACCATAACCCGTTTCTTTGCCTTGTTTATTTATATAGCTTTCAATAGTTTCATGAATATCAATTATTCTATATTGGTCACCATCAAATGTTCCTCCGCTCATGATTTTGCTTTTGTTTTAGGTGAACAACCAAGCCAAAAACTAAATTGGAATGCTTTAGCCCTGTGACCTTTAATTTTATACTTTGCTATTGTTTCCTGCAAAATGTTTTCCATTACATCATGCTCACATTGGTATTCCAAAAACTTTATAACTTTTTCGCCGCGCTCGTTAATTTCTGCATTTGCTACAAGTTCATCAAAATCTGCGGGCGGTTCGCTAACAGCATAAACGCGTCTGTAAATTTCTAAAAGAATTTCGTAATCTGTTAATTTTTTCTTAGGCATTGTTCAAATTTTTTAAGGTAATTTAATGTACTTTGTTTTTTATGTCCATTCGGGCCGCCGTTCCACATACGCGCAAGTTCACCTAAATTAGGATATTTACCGTATTTTTGTGCGTATGTATAACAATGAACGCCCATAGCTGCCCAAAATACGCGTTCAGCCTTTACTGAATCAAACATATCTTTGTGCTGATAATTTAACAGGTTTTCAAGTCCCGAACCTGTTACACAAACGGCGTGCATCTGATACCTGCCATAAGCCCTGCCGCTATCACCTATTAAACTATCGGTGTTTAGCGTTTCAATATGTCCGATTGCGTTTATAAAATCGCTGTCAGTATCGCAGGTGTCGCGTGTTATGTAAACTGTTTTAATGATTGTTTTGGGTTCGGTTTTGCAGGCTGTAAGTAGTGCTGCAAATAAAAATAAAAATTTCATAATGTTATTTTTTTAATATTCCTGTGGCATCGGATTGAACGACACTTAAGACCTGAACTTTTAAAAAAGTCTTGTTTTTCGCCACATAAACTACACAGGAGGTAAGGTTAATTAAAGTTAGTTATTTAAAAAAATTTTGTTTTTTATATTTTAAAATATACTTTTTTATAGTTTTTTTTGAAAAGTATATTTCAATATAATTTAAAACATTAAAAATAAGATATTTCATAATTTATATTTTTATAAAATTACATTTTATTACCACACATTTCAATACAATTTTTACAATTACCTGTATATGCTTTTTTATTAAATTTACTTACTAAAATTTTTTTACCTAAAAACTTAGAATTTTTAACTTTAATAATTGATTCCTTTATTAAATAATTTCCTTTTGAAGGTCTAAAGACTGTATCAATTACATTTTCATTTTTAAATAAAGAATTTTGAATTATAGAATATTGTAAACCAAGTTCATTTTCTTTATTAAAATCAAAAGATACTATACGTAATATTGATTTGCAATAATTTTTTAATAAATTATATTGATATAATCTATTATTTAATTCTTCAAAAGAATCAATAGCAGATATTGAAGTATTTATACAAATATTCATTTTTTTAATTTTTTCAAGTTGTTCAAGTGTTAAATTATTCCAATGTTTTGTTATTATTACAATTTGCTTAGTATCATTATCTATATCAAATAATTTTAATTGATTATCTTTTAAACCATTTGAAATTTGTTCACAAATATTTATTGTATGTTCCCAATTTTCTGAAGGGTCACCGCTGCTACCCATTCTTATAAAAGGCAAATCAATTTTTTTAATTTTAGATATTATTTCATAATAATGTTTTTTATTTTTAAAATATCTTAAAACATTTTTACTAAAATCATAACCATACAATTTAGCCGATTTAGCAGAATAACAATCATTATAACAACCCATTTTATTATGAGCCATGCCAGAAGCACAGCCCATAATAGGGTCAATAGAAAAAATACCTCTTTTATTTTCAGTTAAAGATATTATTTTTGAATATTGTTTTTTCATAATTTACAATCTGCCAACGTTAGGAAATAAGTCTTTAATTTTTGATGTATCACCCTTATAAAAAACATAAATACGCTGCTCACATTTTGGGTATTTACGGCTATTTAATGTTTTCTTAGCAGTTGCACGTCTTGTAAATTCACTTTCTAAGTAAATTATTTTATTATAAATGTGTAGACCTTGTTCCTTGAAAAATAATTCATGTTCTGCATCACTGCCATAATAACCACCATCTTTATTTCTACTATCACCTGTCATTACTACAAAAAAAGTATTATCATTCATTACAGATATAGCATTTTTATAACCTTCAAAAAGCATATCCCTAAACTGCTCGTAAGTAGACAAAGAATTTAATTCGCCTTCAGGACTTTTACCATCATAATCAATATATTTTTCAACTTTGTAATAAGGTGGACAACTAAAAATTAAATCATATTTTTTTGATGGCGTAAATTTTGAAGTGTCTGATTTATGCCATTTAACATTTTCATATTCTTGACATAAGGCATTATTTGCATCGCATTGATTTTGTCTGATTTCAGATGATAAATATTCGTAACCGCATCCACCTGCAACAAAACCCATTTGAACACCACCACCAAAAGGATTATAAACTGATTTACCATTTGTTGGCATAAACATTCTTACTATAATTTCACAAGCAGTAGGGTCTAAAACACTTGCGTTGCCGTTTAAATCCTTTGTTTTATCAGTTATTACTTCATTATCAATAACTTTTTGTTTTGATAGCACAATATTTGACATTCCTGCCTTACCCTGCCAACATCCTTCACGGCTTGCAAATTTTGGATTAGGAATATTATATTTTTTGCCCATTTCCTCTAACTTATAATTCCATTCCTTTTTTATTTTCATCCATTCGCCGCTAACTGATTGCCACAAATTAGTCATAGCCATATGACATAATCTTTTTACCCTAACTTGAGATTCATCACCATAATATATGTATGTAAAATCGCTTTTTGTCAAATTAACTTTAAATCCTAATGCTAAAAATACTTTTGGATTTTCTAAATCATGTTTATTTGAAACGGTCATTACCATATGATAACCATATATATTTTGGTCTATTATTTTTTGAACCATCATACTATAAATGGCTTTATCTTTTTTGTTTTGATACATTGCTGACTGCAATAAACAAAATTCTTTAACCTGATGATTAACTTCATAAGTAAAAAATCCTGCAAACTCATCATCTATTTTTAAAATAATAGCTGAATGCTTTTGCATATTTTTACGGGCTGCCCTATATGCTATTTTGTCAATTAAAGCAAGTTCAGCAACTTGTAATTCATACCCTGAACCAATTACGCTATCAAATTGTAAAAGTTCAATTTTTGGTTCAAACATTTTTGTTTGTGTTGTCATAATTTTCAATGTTTTTTAGTTTTATAAAATTCGTTCCATTTTCTAAATACAGCAGCTTTTAAATCATCGCGGTTTATAGCATTCAAACCGTGTTTATTATTTATGTATTCAACTGTTCCAGATTCCTTTAAAACCCTACTTTCAAATACAAAATAAACCCATTTGTCTTTGTGACCGCGCTGTATTTTTAACTGCCATAAATCTTCAAGTGTGCGGCTTTTTGCCTGCTCGGTACGTTTAACTTTCAATAGTTCGTCAAGTGTTGTTTCATCTTTTACGGCAACGCCTGCAACCTGTTCTATTTCGCTAACCTTTATCGGCTCAACAAAACCACAATAAGGACATGCAGCGTGTGTTTTTTCATAAGTCCTAAAACATTCTGTACAATCTTTGTATTCATTATCAATCTGTTCATCTGTATCTTTTCGTTTTCGCTTTTGCATTCCTTCTAATGTCCATTCGCGTGTCATTAGTGGATGCCCATGTAGTTTTTGATTGCCAACGTGGTCTAAAATTAAACAGCGTTGTTTACCTTCCATCGGTCTAAGTCCGCGCCCTACTATCTGTAAATACAAACTAAGTGACATTGTACGTCTAAGCATGCCTACAACTGATACGGCTGGTATATCTGTACCTTCGCTTATCAAATCGCAAAACGTTACTACATGTATGCTACGATTAGCCAAACCTTCAAACGCGCTTTTTATTTCAGCATCTTCTAAGTTTCCATTTATAGAAACCGCCTTAAACCCTGCTTCATTAAACGCAGCTGCTACATTTTCGGAATGCTTAATATTTACGCATGAATAAATAGCAGGTTCACCAGGTGCTAAACGTTTATATTCATCTACTGCGTTTCCTGTTATCGCTGGTTTGTCCATTTCGCGAAACAGCTGTTCAGTATTATATTCACCATCTTTATTTTTCTTTATGCCCTTAAAATCAGCCAACGGTTTAAAGTTATAATACTCAGGCATAACTAAATTACCCATTTGCACTAATTCAGCTGGTAAAGGTCCTAAAACTAAATCACTAAAAACATCGCCTAATCCTTGTCCATCGCCGCGCCAAGGTGTAGCAGTTACGCCCAAAACATAAACCTTATCGCCGTAAAAATCTAAAATATCTTTCCATGTTCCCGCGTTGGCGTGGTGCGCTTCATCTATAATCAGTAAGTCAGGCTGTGGCACTTCATTTAGCCGATTCTTTAAACTTTGAACGCTGCAAACTTGCGCTGGCAAATAATACTGTTTCGGTCTATTGCCTGCTATGAATCCATGCTTTAAACCGTAACGCCTGCAACGTTCTGAAATTTGATTTACAAGGTTTTTTTTATGCACTAAGAAATAAACTCGCTTACCTTTTGCAATTGATTCCATTGCCATATAAATGAACGTTTCAGTTTTGCCGCCGCCTGTTGGTAATACAAATAGAACTTTTTTGTTACCGCTTTTATAGCTCTCTCTTATGTCGCTTACGCTTTTCAATTGATATTGCCTTAGCTGTATTGTGTTCATTTTCCAAGTCGTTTAAAACATTCATAAGTTTAAAATAAATAACCAATGTTTGAGGTTCTACGGTTTTCCAATGTTCCAAGGTTTGCCGCCCAACTTCGGCGCGCCTGCATAATTCCGAAATACTGATGCCTAACATGTCGCATCGAATTGATAAATTTTCAAAAGTTTTCATATTTTTTTGTTTAAATGTGTTGCAAAGTTAAAAACCTTTTTTAAATTTGTGCTATTATTTAATAAAATATTTTAAAAATTTATGACAAACCAAGAGTATCACAGAAAAACTGACTTCATTAGCAAGTCACTTTTAGACTTAGTACATAAGTCACCAGCGCACTACAAAGCCTATATAGAAGGCGAAAAGCAAGCGCCAACATCAGCCATGAATTTAGGTAGCTTAGTTCATAGTGTTGTATTTAACCAGGATAATTACGCTGTATTACCCGAATGCGACCGCCGCACAAAAGAAGGTAAAGCTATCTATGAATCTTTTATGGCAAATAATGAAGACAAAGAATTATTTGTATCAGCTAAAGATTTTGAATTAGCCGTAAACATTCGAAACGCTGTATTAGCGCATCCAAAGGCGGCGTTACTTTTAGAACAAGGACAAGGGGAACTACCTATATTCGGTAAAATCGCAGAACTTGACGCTAAGTGCAAAGTCGATTTTCTAAACACTAAGTATAACGTTTGCATCGACCTTAAAACAACGGCGAACTCAGCACCACACGAATTTGCCAAAAGCATCTATAATTACCGTTATCATGTCCAAGCTGCGTTTTATATGGACTTAACCAAGGCTGAACGCTTTATATTTATAGCTGTAGAAAAAGAAGCGCCGTTTAATGTAGAATTGTACGAATTAGATAATGATGCTATCGAACGCGGGCGACAAGAATATTTAGCCGATATTGAAACGCTTAAAAAATGCAAGGAAACTAATAATTTTCACGGCTATACAACAGATAACAAAATACATATTATTTCACTGCCTACATGGGCTAAATAGTATACAATGAGTACTAAATCGCATATAATTTATTCAGATATAAATGATAGCAGTATTTATTTTGATTGTGCAAATCAATGGCAAATTGATGATAAATACTATGATGAATTAACATTTGAATTGTCAAAAAAAGACATTAGAATTGATTTAAATGACAATGAAGATTTAGTTTTTTCATTTCATAAAGACAGCGAATTTTATAGAAAACTTTTAACTTTAATCAATAAATAACAAACCATGACACAACTAACAAAACTACCAACACTTCAGGAACTATTAGTAGAAAATGAAGACAGCCTAAAGCAAAACGCGCTTACTGTATTATTGAATCAAGACCCACCCGCTAAGTGGTTAGTTCAACACCCAATGATTCGCGATTACAGATATATTCCTATTGAAAAAATAGAATATCTTTTAACGCGTATCTTTGGCAATTGGAACGTAGAAATACGCGGAACACAGATAGTAGCTAATTCAGTAGTTGTAACTGTGCGTTTACATGTAAATAACCCGATAAGCGGAGAACCAATGTGGCAGGATGGCATAGGAGCTGCACCGATACAAACTGACAAAGGCGCTGGTGCTACCGATTGGAACGCCGTAAAAACAGATGGCGTGCAAAAAGCTGCACCCGCTGCCGAAACATACGCCGTTAAAGATGCTGCCGAAAAGTTTGGTAAAATATTTGGTCGCGATGTTAGCCGTAAAGGTTCGATGAATTATACTGATTTGCTTAAAAAATCAGCGTTTAATGATGAATTAGAAAAATAAAATACTTATATTTGTGAACGTTTCGGCACTACAATGAAACGATAAAAGATATTTTAGCCCTGCATGATATAGGTAGTAGTGTCCCTATTGATTTTGGGGCTTAGTTTTTTAAAAAAAATGTTATGGAAAATTTAAAATTCTTAAAAGAAGAAGCTAAAAAAGGTTATTTAAAAGGTTCATTATTATCTCAAATAATTCATGAACAAAAAGAAATTCAATTTTTAAAAGAACGAATTTGTGACGACATTACTGATGAAAAAATTATTACAGAATCTAAAAGTTGCCATAAAACAATGAATGAGCATTGTGAAGAATTTGGAGTTTTATTAGATGAAAAAACTTTTACAGATGGTTTTTATTATGGTGCGCATTTTATTATTGAATATTTTAAAAATTTATAACATGACTGAATTTGAAGGATTAAAAGCATTGTCAGAATTTTATTATTTAAAAAGTCTTGGCACAATTGTAAAAGATGCTAAAATTATGATTGGTCAAACAAAAGAAGTTGGAGGAGATTTAATTTTTCATATATGTGCAAAAAAAGAAAGTGCTTTAAATCATGCAACTAAATTTGTTAAAAAATATAAAAGAAGTTGTTATATTTTTGATTATGAATTTTATCCTGATAAAATAAAATACGTTAAAGCGCATTTTACTAATCCTGATTTAAATTAAACACCACATGAAACTACTTCAAATATTCAAACGCAGCCTTTGCGCTGACTACATTATGTTAGATGATTCTGACTATGATAAATGTTATCAGCACCGTTGGTATATCAAAAAAAACAGAATTATTAGCAGCACTGGCATATTGTTACATCATGTTATATTTCCGCTTAAAAACCATGATTTAAAGTACACAATGACTTTTTTAGATGGCAATCCGTTGAACTATCAAAAAGAAAATATTGAATTTTCACATCGTAAAGTTTTAAAGTCTGAAAACTAATACTTACTTTTGCCTTAACTGCGGTTTGCCGCTAACCGCTGTTCAACAAGTGCAGCGGTTTTTTTATTTGAAATGTTAACACACGTTACGCAGCATGTAACACCTAAACGTTTGATTCTTAACGTTGTTACGCTGTTAACACCTGTTACGGGGTTTTTCACACACATAACGCATACACACACACATGCGTAGTTAAACTTAAAAAAATATATGTGCGTAATATAGTGTAACAGGTGTAAACATGTAACATGTACTATATATCAATTAGTTATGTGTTACACTTAATGTAACAAGTGTTAACAATAATAATATAAATAATAAATAATATAAAATAATAAATAAACTTTAATATAGATATAGGCTTAAAACGTATTTAAACGGCATTTTAAGGCATTTTTATATTAAAGTGGTGTGTATGTATCAAAACTTATTAAAAGTTTCTTAAAACGAAAATATGAAAGATTTAGGCGGTCGCCCAATGAAATTTCAAAGTCCTGAAGAATTGCAAAGTAAAATAGATTCATATTTTGATTATTGTGAATCACGTACTAAAAAAGAAGTTGTAAAGACACGTGACTATTATGAGGTAATAGATTTGCCCGACCCTATACCCTATACTGTTTACGGTCTTGCAGATTTCTTAGATTGCGATGCAGACACGCTTTTGAACTATCAAACGCGCGATGCTTTTTCGGTTTTAATCGCACGTGCAAAGTCTAAAATACTAACAAACAAGGTAGAACGCGGCTTAGATGGTAAGTCAAATCCGCAAATGACTAAGTTACTTTTAGGTCACAACTATGGCATCATAGAACCTAAAGCAGAAACACAGGACGACAAAAACATTAACATAAACATTCAGTACCCACCTGATAAGTAGTGCCGCGAAATATCGACATAACACTATACCGACCGCATATAGGGCAGCAGCGTATCTTAAACAATAAACGGCGTTTTAATTGCATAGTTTGCGCGCGTCGTTTTGGCAAAACTGAACTTATAACTTCGGTTGCGTTACCGCTTATAAGCCCCGCAGTATTTGAAGGTAAGTTTGTAGGTATATTTGTCGATGACTTCAAAGACTTCGCGCAAAGTTGGGCTAAGATAGTTGACACTTACAAGCTAAGTAATGAAGGCGGCATCATATCGCATAAAGATGAAACATCAAAGATAATGCAGTTCTTAAATGGCGGCGTTTTAGAAGTTTGGTCCATTGGCGATGAAGGGCGAAAAGACAAAGGGCGCGGGCGCAAATATCACCGCGTTATCTATGAAGAAACGCAAAAGATACCGAGCCATATATTAGAATATCATTGGAAAACAGTTGCCCGCCCTACCTTGACTGACTTTAAAGGTGAGGCGTTTTTTATTGGTACGGCTGCAGGCAAAGATAACTATTGGTATGAACTATGCCGCAACGGCGCAAAGGCTGGCAACGTTGAGCGTAACTGCTACGGCGATATTGATTTGCCGCAGTCGGAAAACGGTAGCGAAAGTTGGATAACGTTTCGAATGGAAACAACCGATAACCCTGCAATAGACCCTGCCGAGGTAGCCGATGCAAGCCGCGACTTAGACCGCTTAACATTTGAACAAGAATACAAATCTGTATTTGTTGACTATTCAGGTGAAGCATGGGTTTATGTTCTAAAGGACAAAAGCATTCAGCAAAAAGTATTTCAGCCCGCAAAGAAAATCAATTGGGAAACGGAACAAATTTACGTTTCATTTGACTTTAATAAAATACCTATGACAGCGGCGGTGATGAAAAAAACAACATTGCCGCCCGACATATCAGCACGTTCACGCTACAGGTATGGCGTGCATATTATTAAAGAATTTAAGATAGGTTCTGAAGAACGCGGTGAGGCATCTATTTACGATACATGCCAGGCGTTTAGGGAATGGGTATTTTCCGAAACAAATAAGAAGATAGGGCGCTGGTCCGATACTGCCATTTATCCCTGCACTATTCCACTACTGATTACAGGTGATGCGAGTGGTGACCGTTCCGATGGAAGACAGCGCGTATCTAAAACTTACTATGAAATAATACAGGAAGAACTACAATTACCCGCGCGATTCTTTGTAGTGCCTAAAGCGAATCCGCTGCATGCTGAAAGTTATGTGCAAACAAATACTATTATAAGCATGTGCCCTGACTTTCAAATCTATGAAGATAAATGCCAAGGCTTGCGAATGGACTGCCTTAGAATCAAATCAGATAACAGCCGCCGCATTATCAAAGGCAAAGGCGAAGAACGCCAGGCGGACTTATTAGATAATCTTAGATACTTATTAAATACGTTTTGTCAAGATATAAAGCTATAACCATTTCGTTGACACCAACGAAATGATAACCCCTAAAATTTATAACTATGCTTTACCGCCCCAAGATTAGAGTATATTCAGATGCCGAAGTTGAATATTGGAAAAACCTAATAAATGAAAAACGCCGCCAAAATAAAACTTTGCAGCGTTGGTTAGTAGTTAGCGATGTGCACCGCCCATTTCATAATAAGATACTATGGCAAAAGCTATTAAGACTAATATCTGAATTAGGCACTAACTTACACGGCATTGTAATGGCAGGCGATTACTTAGATTTATATACCTTAGGTTCTTATAATGCTGAATCATTAGCCAACTTATCAGGGCTTACATTACAAGACGAATATATTGATGGGCTGCAGGGTATTGATGATATTAACAGCGCGTTCAAAGGTGCTAAAAAGTATTTTTTATTTGGCAATCATGAAGACCGATACTTTAGGCATATCAAAGAAAAGGACAATGCGAAATATGGCGGCGCACTTATAAACCCATGCGAAGCGCTATATCTTCATGAGCGCGGATGGGAGGTTAAGACAGATTGGCAAAGCGACTATTTCACGCTTGGCAAACACTTAGATATTGTACACGGGGTTTATACTTCTATTCATGCAGCTAAGGCGCACTTAGATAAAACGCAGCACTCAGTTATGTTTGGACATACGCACAGGGTACAATGTTACCATACGGGGAACAAAGCCGCGTTTAATATCGGGGGTCTATTTGATATAAAATCTAAAGGGTTTAGCTATATGCCAAGGTTCCAGCGCCAACTATGGGCTAATGGTTTTGCCCTTGTTAATGTCGATGACCTTGGTAATTTCTACGTTGAACAGGTGAACGTGTGGGCTGATAAGTTCCTTGCTAATGGTAGAATGTATTAGCGTTCACGTTACATGAACATCACCGTTTTGTGAACATTGCCGTATAAGGATGCCCACCGTATTGAAACAGCGGACCGCGATAGGGAAAATTAGCATAGTTAGTAATATGCTTTTGCCATTGCTGCCAGGGCGTTTTAAACTTTGGTTCCTGAAAGTCTAACCAAAAATAACAACGATGTGTTTTAAGTTCGTTGTTCAATAGTGCAACTTTTGCGTAATAGCGTGATTCAGATTCCAATACTGAGAATCGCTGCGATGGCTGCCAAAATCTAATTGTTTTATATTTTCTGTAAAACTTACGGGTTAACGGAAAATAATTAAACGAATCATTCAAAATTAAACCAAGTTCAATAGTATCGGGTTGCCCGCTTAAAATCAGTTCCCTAACCCATTTGGATTCTTGCATATTGATTTTTTATTTTATCTAATGCCTTTTTTTCCATTTGGCGTGCGCTTTCCCTTGAAAGGTTTAGCATCTGCCCTATTTGCCCATAGTCTTTTGCATAGCCTTCTAAATATCTATGCTGAATAACTTTGTATTCCGAATCATTTAAACGTTTCACAAGGTAGTTAAACACTTTTTCGTTATCAGATTGCAAAGCATTTAAATCGGTTTGCGAATCAGACACAGCACAATACAATTCGTTACCTTCATCATCGACATGGTCCAGGCTAACAAAGCTGTGCATATTCTTAACCATTTTAACGTGGTGTTCTGATACGTTTATTTGCTTAGCTATTTGTTCTGTTGTAGCATCTGTTATATTACGCATCTGATGTTTTACAATGTATGCTTTATCGGGATAACGTATTATATCGCGTTTGGTATTTATGAAGTTTTGAATTTCGGCGCGCATCTTATAAACGGCATAAGATATAAACCTATTTTCACTATTACGGTCAAAGCTATCGGCTGCCTTAATTAGACCTATCATTGATTCGCTAATTAAATCCATTATATCCAAAGATTCGACATGATGCCGAAACGCTACCGATATGGCAAACATCATATTATGATTTATCAGCATATCGCGATTTGCGTTACGTTCCTGTTCAAATGTCAAAGGCTTGTATCTGTTGGCTTCAAATAATAAACGCTGTAGTATGCCTTTCTTTTCATGCACAACGTTATACTTTACATCAATTCGCTTCATTGGTATAGAACTTTTTAAGTTGTGAAGCCTGCGCAAAAGTACGGCGGCAAATAAAAGCATCTGAATAAGCACGCTGCCATGATGCCAATGATATTTCAGCCTCAAATAAATCTGAATAAACAATCATTAAGCGGTAATAATCGCCCGCTTGCTCATAAACAACCGTATCGAATGGCATGATACTAAGCTGTTCAGCTGTTACATATTCAGGTGTTTTAGTGCTAAGTATCTGAATGCAGTATAACGTGTCTGTTTGCGCGTATGCTGTTGCGCTAAATAGTAAAATAAAAAATAGTGTTTTCATGTGTGAAGTTTTAAAGTTTAAAAATTCGGTTTTGTAGGTTGACCGAAAACCTTGAATGTTTATTAGTTAATTACGTATTTGATTAGTTTATTAAAGTTTGTAAAAAATCTACGTTGCATTTCTTGTTCTGAATTGTTATAGCAAATGTTTCTACAAAAATCTTCTATAATTTCGTTTTTAGTACTAAACCCAGCTGCAAAATTCATATTGTTAATTGTAAAGCAAATTTCTTTATTATAACCATTGTAGTCAAGTTCTGTAAATTCAATATTCATTTTAGATAATTTGTTTTTTAATTGTGCAGTTGTCATAATCTTAATTTTTAAAGTTTTTTAAATTCGTTTCAGTTGTATTGTGATACAAAGATAGTTACTCTTTTTATAATTGCAAATAATTTTATTAAAATTTTATAAAAATATTTATCTTTTTTTGGAATATCTTTACAGCTAAATACTAAACACATGATTTTCAGAAAGCGAAACAGGGCAGAACAAAACGAAAAGAACTATTCTAATTGGCTTAAAACCTACATTCCCGAAACAACAAAGCAACGTATTGAGTTAACAAGGGTATTTACGGACCGCGAAGGTAATAACTTCTACATTCTTAAAAACCCTGCGAATTTAACGCGTGAACGTGCGCAAAGAATTGAAGAAGCTATGACCGCTATTGATTACGGGATTCATAAAAACGAAGTAGTTGAAAAGCTATCAGGGATTTTAGAAACGGTGGAGGATATGCCCTGGCAAAACATGACACGCGATAAGCTAAAAGAATTTCATACGAAGTCTAAGGACCAATTGAATGATATTATTTATAGGCTTAAAAGCGTTAAGATTGATGACCTATTACTTGAAGCGGGTTTGTATTTTTTCTATATTGATAATGAAAACCCTTATATAATAAATTCAGAAACGCAACAGCGCAAAATGGATGCGATACGTAAAGACGATGAACTGCGCGCTTTTTTTTTGAACAGTATAGAACAAATCTTGAAAGGTTCGAGCGCTTCAAACGTTTAAATTTTCCAAGGCTTAACAAGATAGACCCAAAAGCAAAACCGATTAAAAAACCGCAAACATTTCAGCACGCTATACAAAAACTAAAAGAACAGAACCGTGAAAATGATTATATAATAACTAAGGGTGACCCCGTGCAAATGGCAAACGTTAGGTTTTGGGTTATTCGTGATTATTACAGCGCACTTGAACAAATATTAAAAGATAATGATAGGGCTGAACAAGCTCAAAAAAATATAAAAAAGTAATGGCAGAAATTAAAGACGTTTATAGTTTAGAATTTAATAGCAGTCAGTTTCAAACTGAAATTAATTCAGCTATTGAAAGTATCGACCAACTAAACGCGGCGATGGAACAAGGCGTAGATGTTGCCGATGAATTAGAATCAGCACAGGCGAATTTGGTTAGCGTGTTAAGTACTGAGGCTAAAGGCGTGGAGCAGTTAAACCAAAAACGTAACGCCTTAGTAAATACACAAAAGCAAGTCAATGCAGAATCAAAAACAGGTGTCGCAGTTGGTAAACAATTAGACACTACAAATAAACAGATAGCAGTAAGCACAGGACAGGCGGCAACGCAGCAGCGCGGGTTTACAGGTTCAATAATTCAAGGTGCACGCCAAATAGGTAGCATGCGTCGCGTTGTTAGTCAGTTAGGTTTTGCGTTTAGGTTAATGGGTTCTTTATTGCCATTTGGTTTAATTATGAGTTTTGCAGGGCCTGTACTTTCGTTTTTTGGTAGCTTGTTTAAATCTACTGATAAGACAGCGGAGAACATGGAAAAGCTAAATGATAGTACATTAAGTTTATCAGAACGTATAAACATTGCACAAATTGAATTAGATAAGCTAAATGCTATTGAAGCGCAAAGGGGTAGCTTAACAGATGAAGAAGAAAAAAGAAGGCGCGAATTAACAAAAACTTATGAAGAAACTTCAAAAGAAATTATTAGAATTGAACAGGAACGTGCTGATAAAATTAGAGAAATTGAATTTGCTTTAGCTGATGCACGTGTACAACTTTTAGGAGATACAGCACAGGGTGTTATAGAATCAGCTGCTTTGCAAACACAAAAGTTATATAATGAAATTCAAAAAAGGGGTGCGGATTTAGTTGCCGATAACTTTAAAATTCAAGATGAAATAAAAAAGGCTGAACTTGAAGGTACTGTTGATGCAAATATAAGAGCATCAAGATTAAGAACAGCATTACAATTAAATGCAGATGCTCAATTAAAAATAATAGAAGAACAAAATTTAAGAGAATTAGCTATTGAAAAACAGAAAAATGATAGGCTTGCACAAATAACAGAAAAGGCAATACAAGACCAACGTAAAAAAGACATTGACGCTGCGAATAAAGCAATTGAAGATGAAACAAACAGATTAAAACTTGAAATACTAAGAACACAAGAAGGTAGCATTGAGCGTGTAGAAGCCGAAGCTAATTTAATCGACCAATTGTTAATTTTAAGACAGAAGTATGCAAAAGAATTAGAACTTGATGATACCGAACTAAAAATTATGCAATTGGAAGGCTTAGAAGAAAGGGAAAAGCTATTCGATAAATACTACGAAAATTTAAAAGAAAAGAAGGAAAAAAATAAAGATGCTATCATAGGCCCAACAAAAGAAGATTTAATTCAAAAGCTAAAAGAATTGAACGATGCTTTAAAGGCTGAATCAGATTTAATTGAAAATAATAATGAAGCTAATTTGGCTAAACAGTTGGCAGCACTTGAAACTGAACGAAATGATAAATTGATTTATGCCGCTCAAAATATTAGCGACCAAGAACAACTTGCAAAGGCTTTTGAAGATATTGACGAAGGATATAACAATGCACGAAAAGAAATTGAAAAGAAGGCTAATATTGAAATCTTAAATCAAAGGATTGCATTATTAGAATCTTTAAAGTTAGTTGCTACAAATTCAAATGACAAAGCAGCCGAAGCCGAACTAAACAAACAGATTGAACAGGCTAAATTGCAAGTCATTGAGTTAAACAAAATCAATACCGATGGCGCAAAGGAAAATGCAGACCGCATTAAAGCTGAACAAAAGCAAAAAGAAGAAGATGATAAGGAAGCCCTCGACAAGCAAAAAGAACTTATAGACCAATCGGCACAACTAATTCAAGGCGTTTCCGATAATGTTTTCAATGTTCTTAACGCACAAGTGCAAGCCTATATAGAAGGGCTTGACAAGGCAATTGATAAAAGCAAATCGGCATTGGATGAAATACGCGCGAATAGTGAAAACTACAATGCAAGGCAATTAGAAATTGAAAAGGAACGCTTAGAAAAATTGGAAGCTGAACGGGCGCGTGCGGTTGAACGCGAAAAGACATTAGGACAAGTACAAATAGCTATTAACGCGGCAATTGCTATTTCAAAGGCAGCTGCTGAAGGTGGTGGTGTTGCATCTGCATTTACTATTGCACTTACTTTAGCATCGCTTATTGCAGGTTTAGCGCAAGCTCGTGTAGCCGCTGGCAATGCTTTCTTTCATGGTGTTGAATATTTAGAACGTGGACAAAACAAAGCAGGGCGCGACACAATCCCTGCAATGCTTAACGAAGGTGAACGCGTAATTACAACCGATACAAACAATAAATATTGGGATGTTTTAAGCGCTGTACACAATAACAAAATACCTGCCGATGTACTGAATACATTTTCTAAAGCATACCAACAAGGTGGCATTAAAAGCGCTTTAGGTGCATTTGGCGATAACGTATCGCTTAGTTCTGAATTAGGACAAAAGTCTATCTTTGTAAATGTTGCGCAAACATACGGCGGATTAGAAAACAGATTGGAACGTATCGAAAATGTTTTAACTGAACTGCCAAAATACATGCCACGTACAACTGTTAGCGCAAATGCAAACGGTATCTTTAGAATTGTCGAACAAAGACAAGCCCGAAAAAACTTTTCAAAGAATTGGTCAAAATGACATGCTTTTGTATAAACATTTAAACATTATAAACTATGCCTATAAAAAAATGTATCCCAGGTGATAACAAATGTATTTCAAAAGTTATTAAGCAGTTAGTTGCTGAAGGTTATCCACAAGAACAAGCCGTTGCAATCGCTTTAAATACGGTTAAGAAATGAAATACTTAATAACTATTGTAATAGTGCTAATATCTGTATTGCTATACATTACAATTGATAACACCAACAAGCTGCACAAACGGATACAAAAAAACGAACAGCAAACCCGTGACAGTTTGTCCCAAATATATGCTAAATTTGTGACAAAATCGGACAGTTTGCAAGCGCATATAGACAGCATGAATACTGACTTAGACAAACAAATAAAACACTTTAGATATGACTTACACAGAATTAAGATTATTCAAATACCGAGTGTTAATTATAGCAACGTTACTGACACTTTGCTCATTGGTCGCCTCCTGTCAAATTACAAAGGTCGATAATGGTTTTTTAATTTCGCGTGACTATGCTGAATTTATCGCCGCACGTTTTGATAGCTTAGAAACTTATAAGAAATACGCTGGCAAACTTGAAACCTGCGATAGTATATTATATAATGCAGAAATGGTCATATCAGCCATGAAAGTACAATATAACATGCAAAGCGACATGCTAAAATTAAAAGACGCTATGATTGAAAGTTATGAACGCGGCAACGTAATATGTAATGACTATGCAAAGCAAATCAAAAAAGAAAAGCGTCTTAAAAAAGTGTGGAAAATAACAACTTACGCTTTTATATCTGTATCTTTGGGCGCGTTAACATATTCAATATTTAAATGAACGGCTTACTAATATTTTTTGATGGCATACCTCAGGACTTAGATAACTTCAATGGTACTGAATCCGCAAGTTTTGTTTTTCGCCGCAAAGATGAAGCGGGCGATTCTGCGTTTAGTTTTGCCCCTGAATTAACAGTAGTAGGCGATACTTACGAATATGTTAGGCAACAAATAATAAACGCGCCTAATCCAAATATAGCAGCCATACAAGTATTGATTTACGATACATGCTGCACAAATCCAGATGGCTCAGACCGTTTATTATTTACGGGCAAAATTGAAGGCGGTTCTGTACGTTGGTGTACGTTTCCGACATGCGAGGCACAAGTTACGGTAGTAGATAATAGTGTAGATGCGGAGGCTATTAGGTGTTTGAAAAATCACTTTCCCTGGGATATTGAAAACAAAGATAATAATATTACTACCCTTGGTATAGATGAATTTAGATATGCACCTTGGATGTATTATTGTAATGATGTTAAGCCAAGCGGAACGCAAGAGGCTATAATGATTATAGGTATATTTATTTTTATATGGTCAGCGCCTTTATTATTATTTGCTCAATTGTTAAATATTGCAATAGGCAATAACTTAAATATTTTTGAAGGGTTAAGTAATTTTATTGTGGGTTGCGGTCGCAGGCATACAGCACCATATTTAGATAGTCAGTTTAAAAACCTTTGCAAATTGTGCAATATCGGTTATCAGTCAAGTTTGTTTAACGTTGGCGGTTATTATCATGATACGGTTAGAATGGATATTAGTTTTGTGCCTGGCAACCTTGGAGTTTTGCCGCAAGAATTACCTAAAGATACAAGTGCAAGAAATGATAATAAGGCTAACCTAAACGGCATTCAATTTTTAGATGACCTAAAACAATGGAATATTGAATGGCGTGTTATTAACGGCGTTTTACAGATTGAGCGCAAAGATTATTTTGTAGGTGTTGAATGGTTTAATACTGATAATTTAGGCAATAATCAGTTACTATCTATTTGCTATGAATCATTAGCTCAACGCCCTGCAAGCTATGCTGAATATGAATACCCTAAAGACGGTATTGATAATAGCGGCGATGAAGTCGCTAAACGTTGGACAGACCGCGTAATAGATTGGAATCCTACAAATAACCCACAGCAAACAGGATTGTTTAGTAAGAAATTTACATTTTCAGCATCACAATTTAGATATGATTTCAACGCTCCCGATGTTAACCCAATTGATAAGCCATTCTATGTAGCGTTTTACCCATTTGTTCAATCAGTAGAAAATGAAGTAGCGATGTTTTTGGAAAAGGGTATATCAGCATTTCCAAAACTAATTGGTTTACGTGAAGTTTTAAATCAGAACATAAACAATAATATAATTGAACGCGGTATAGCTGTTCCCGATGTTGCACCAATGCCAAATGGCAAACGCGCATATAATTATAAATGGTACGTTAAAGAATTACCGTTTGTTGCAGGTAACGGCACATCATACGATACAGCCTATCAAAAACTATTTTACATCGATGACCCGCGCCTCACATCTGTAAAAACGCGCAAAGTTACAATTTCAATTTCAGCGGATTGCGATTTACTTACTACTTTAGACATTGATAAATACGTTACGACTTCACAAGGTCAAGTTCAAATAACAGAAATAACTTACGATACAAATAATAATTCATTAACTATTCAAGGCTTAATTTAATGTCTTATACTTACGATAATATACAATTAGATTGCATCGATAGCAGCGGAACTGTTTTATATAACATTGCAACGTTTACGGCTTCGACTATTCCCGCAGTGCCTGTCGAAGGCTTGGCAATAGGTATTAAAGTTCGACTTACATTTACTATTAACAGTTCAGGCGCTAATAGCTTTTTAAATAAACAACTAAGATTTAATCCAGGGCTTTATGTTTTATCAAATCCTATTAACGCTTTAGATTTTGGATATGAAACATTAAACCCATTAAGCACCACGCCACAACAGGCTGTTTTAAATGTTCCTATTCCCACGTTGCAAAATATATATTGTGAGATGTCAAAGAATGCACCGCCTCACGATATTGCAACAGTACTATTTGAATTTTACGTTACAAATGATACTACTAACTTTATATTTGGCAATTCATCTAATTCAAATGTAAATAGATTTTTAGCGTCAAGTTCTTTAGGTTTGCCTAATAACATAGGTCAAATAGTTTACAACCAAACAAAGAATTTAAGTTTAGGATGTAAAGTTTTTGATTCAGCAGGTTTTGACATTGTAGTAACTACACCATTTGGCGCAAGATTTGCAAATATACTTGTAGATGCTCGTTGGTACAATTCCGACTATTTAGGGTATAGCTTATTGATGCGATATATTCGTGAACTTGAAATAACATCAGCATCGCAAATAGCTGCAAGTTTACCACTACTTACAGAAGCAAAAGCAACAGCGGCACAACCAAATACATCTACAATTCCAAACGCTATTTTTACCGTTACTAATAATCAGTTAGCAGTAGGTGAAGATAATTCAGTTAGAATATTATTAAGAGGCGAAGCATACAACGGGTCAGTTGCAAATCCTGCAATTACTGATATTCGCGTTTTGCTTTTTAGAGTTGACACGGCTTTAAATAATACAGACTTTGTTACTGACTTACAATTATCTGATGCAGTAATACCACAGGCAACACCTGGCAGCGGTCAACTAAACGGCGCTATTTATTCGCCTTCGGATTGGTTTGAAGATGTACCAAATCCCGATGACATAGAAGTGCAATTTGTTATTGATGGTTCACAGCTACAAATAAACGGTCAATATTACATAGTGGTAAATATTCATGACAGCGCAAATCCTGAATATGTAACTTCACATCTAAGCCCATTATTAACTGCTACATACACAGCGCCTGCAATACCAACGTTAACGGGATTTATTAGCACTTACAATACTGAGTACAGCGGAAACGAATTAACAATAGCACCGCACCAACGTATTAAGGCCCGTTTAGATATTGATAAATTAAGTTATCAAAGCGCGCTAAATGCAATTGGTTTAACAGGTACTTTTGATGGAAGTGTAGCGGGCATTATTTGTAGGCTTACAAATGTCCCAGGCGTTGTTAACCAAGTGCAGGGTTATATTCCTGCAAACCCGCCAATTACAACGGCTGACATGGTTATTGTAAATGAAACTGTAAATGATTTAGTTTTAGATTGTATCTTTAGAATAGCTGAAGAATATGCAGGCACATCGACTGAAATAACATGGACTATTAGTTTAAATCAGCCGACTTCGACTAATGGCATAACACAATTTACACAAATAGATTATGTTCAAAAATTAGATGTCGATGTTTTTGAAAATGACGCAATAACGCCAAATTTATTAAGCATTAAATTTTACGATTTAGCAGATTATATCGTAGGCATTAAAACCGAAATAATAGACATTTGCGATGCTGACCAAATAATAGCCGAAGTAGAAAAAGACCCTGCGTTAAATGGTTCTGTTAATTTGATAGCTACGATTTACCCTGCAAATGAATTGGGCGATACAAATAATAATGCTATTGAAGAGGAATCAAGTTGGCAGCCTATAACTATTCAGATGCAACAGTTAGTAAGTGGAAAACTTGACGATGTGGCGGCATCATTTGATGTTAATGACTTAGCTATTTTTAAAATAAATGTACAGCAATTAACGCAAGGTCAAAGATATTGGGTTACGGCAATCGCTTATCAGCAAATACCCGATTATTGCCCTATTGGTTTAGTTGCATTAACAAGCACAAATACTTACCGCGTTGTTGGCGTTTTGCCGTTGTGGACCATTACAGGCAATCCTACAGCGGTTATAGCTGAAATATTAGCGCATCCCGATTATGTAGGCGGTTTAAATGTTGTTCAAAATAACTTTGTAGATAATGCTAACAACCCCGTAGGCGTTTTAAGTTACGCTGGCAATGTAGTTACTGCAATTAAGATTAGCGATGTATTTGCAGTTGTTTATTATAGATTTGTAGTTGATGCTGATTTTGACCCAGGCACAGGACCGCACACAATAAGACACGAAATTTTAATGCCTGTTCCAATTCCTTTACCTGCATTGCCACCGATTACAAATTTTGATAACAACTATAAATGTAGCGATTTAGGATAAAAATATTTTAATTTAATTTTTATTTGTATCTTTG